GGCGATGAGGCTAGCGTAAAGATGGCCAAGAACCTTAATGCTCGCCAACGATTCTTCGCTCCAGTTGTTGTCAGAGACAACGAGCAGAACGGAGTCCAGGTATGGGGCTTCGGCCGGACAGTCTACACAGACTTACTCAATCTAGTACTAAATCCTGATTATGGAGATATTACAGAGGTTGACGCTGGTACAGACCTTGTTATTACTTATGGTAAGGCCCCTGGGCAGGCTTTCCCGCAAACTAACATTACTCCTCGTCGACGCTCTTCCGCGTTGAACGAAGATAGTGAGGTAGTAAAGGAATACTTGGATAATATACCTGATTTTTCCACTCTCTTTGATAAGAAGACAACTTCAGAAGTTCAAACTATTTTGGATGGATATATGCTTGATGACGAGGCCGACGCAGAAGAGACGTCCTCAGAAAGTAAGAAGTTTGGCACTCAAGCCACTGAGAGTGGTACCAATTCAGTTGATAAAGCTTTTGAAGAGCTTCTTGGCTGATCCCTGGCGGCGTCTAAGAATAAACACTCTATTTCCCCCTATAGAAACTTTATTTTTTAGGCGCCGCTCTTTTCTATACATAGGAGCACATTGTGGCTAGAGCAAAAAAAATAAAGACAGGGCGCCTTAGTGTCACCGAGATGAGGAATCTTATTAATAAAAAGGTTGGCCTCAATGTCGCGCACAACCTGGGAGAGGAAAATCCTACCGAGGTAAAAGATTGGATTCCTACTGGGTCACGATGGCTAAACTCTATGGTTTGCAGAGGAAAGTTAGCCGGCATCCCAGTTGGCAAAATTTCTGAAATTGCCGGCCTCGAATCTACAGGCAAGTCTTTTTTGGCTGCTCAAGTAGCAGCAAGTGCTCAAAAGATGGGTATTGATGTAGTGTACTTTGATAGTGAATCCGCTATTGACCCAACCTTTCTTGAAAAGGCGGGTTGCGATATCGAAAGCTTACTGTATGTACAGGCCAATAGTGTTGAGTTTGTTTTAGAGACGATAGAGGATTTGCTAGAGAACAATGAGAACAGAATGTTGTTCATTTGGGACAGTTTAGCACTAACACCATCTCTTACCGATCAGGAGGGTGATTTTAACCCCCTGTCGTCGATGGCAGTCAAGCCTAGGATACTGTCTAAAGGCATGGCCAAGCTCGTCCAACCCATTGCTAATGCCCAGGCTACCCTACTGGTGTTAAACCAGCTTAAAACGAATATTACGAGCAATATAGCTGAAGCTATGACCACCCCCTACTTCACTCCGGGCGGTAAAGCGATGCATTACGCATATAGCCTTAGAATTTGGCTCACTGGAAGGAAGGCAAAGAACTCCTTTGTACAAGACGAAAGAGGGTTTAGGATCGGCTCTGAAGTAAAAGCAAAGCTTGAGAAATCTCGTTTTGGCACCCAGGGCCGACAGTGTACCTTCAAAATTCTCTGGGGAGACAAAGTTGGAGTTCAAGACGAAGAGAGCTGGCTCGAAGCAATTAAAGGGTCGGAACACATAAGATCCGGCGGAGCTTGGTATACTCTTGAGTATTCAGATGGTTCGACAGAAAAGTTCCAAGCCTCAAAGTGGGTCGAGAAACTTGAAGAAGAGAAATTTAGAAACAGAGTGTTAGAACTCATGGATGAGGAAGTAATTCTAAAATTCCACGAGAAAACTGGAAATGCTGCTGATTTCTATGAGATAGAAGAATAATCTAACTATTTATAACATAGGAGTTAAATTCTATGTTTAGCCAACAAATAAATGAGCTTTTGGATGAAGCCTTAGCCACTCAGACCGGAAATATTTACGGCGCTGATGTGGTCATGAGGTCGGACAGAACCCAAAATCTAACGGACATTCTGGATAAATTAAGAGCAGTTTGTGATATTACGATTGTGAATCTTCCAGAGCCAAGCAAGCAGCTATCAAAATATGTGGATTTATCTAAATTAAATATTAAATTTTTATTGACTTCGCCTTCGGTAAAAGAAGAAATGAAGCGAATTACTGCAGCAGCGCAGGCCTTAGACGGCGTATTTTCATTTAGAATAAAACACGTTCAAATAATCGATAATTAATAAGGAATTTTAATGTCTTCTAAAAGACTTTTGATCATAGACATGTTAAACATGTTCTATAGAGCATATATTGTAGATCCCTCCCTGTCAACCAACGGCGCTCCTATCGGAGGTTTGAAAGGCACAATTAAGATACTACAGAAACTTATACGTGAATCAAACCCGGATAAGGTAGTGGTGTGCTGGGACGGAGCAGGAGGGTCTCGTAAGAGAAGATCTCTGAAGAAGGACTACAAGGCCGGCCGCAAGCCAATTCGACTTAATAGATCTGTACGTACATTATCAGAGAACGAAGAGATGGAGAATAAGTTCTGGCAGCAAGGCAGATTAATAGAATACATCAATAGCATGCCGATCGCTCAATTAATGTACGAGGATATTGAGGCAGACGATCTTATTGCCTTCATTAAAGCAATGCCCCAATATAAAGATTGGCAGAAAGTGATCATATCCAGCGATAAAGACTTCTTTCAACTTTTAGATGAGAATACTATCTTACACCGACCCGTACAAAAGGAGTTTTTGAATAAATTAGCAGTTTTAGAGAAGTTTGAAATACATCCTAATAATTTTGCTATAGCGAGAGCGATCGCCGGGGACAAGAGTGATAACCTTCCCGGTATTCCAGGCGCTGGCCTGACAACGGTTAAAAATAGATTTCCCTTTTTAAAAGAAGAGAAGCACTATACTTTAAAGGATATTGTAGACTATTGTAAGAAAAACTTAGATTCTAAGGTGAAAATATACGAAAGGATCCTTGAGAATGAAGATGTTCTAAAATTAAATTATAAGATGATGCAACTATATACGCCCTCTCTTAGCGCGAACACGAAAAGAAGCATTAAGACTATAGTTTTGGAAGCTGACAACTCTTTTAACAAGACAGAGATATTAAAGCTCATGATTCAAGACGGATTCGGAGAGTTCAATTGGAGCGAGTTGTCGCAAAAATTGAACAAAATATCTATTGACAATTGACGCTAAATTATGTATTATATACATTAAGAACTAACCGGAGTGAAAATGCAAGAGGCTGATTTTTCAAAATATGGAAAATCCTTTCAAGAATCTTTAGCATACTTATTTTTGGAAGATCGGCCGTTCTCCGATCAACTAGAAGAGGTGCTTGACGTTGAATTTTTTGAGCTAAAATACTTAAGAGTCTTCACCTCTCTCGTGATGGATTATAAAACGAGATATAAAACTCAACCGTCTAAAGATATAATGTCATCCCTTCTCAAGTCTAGCTTAGACGACGAGAACGAGGCAATACAGAAACAAATTAGAGATTTCTTTGTTAGATATTCCTCCAAGGACATCGAGGGGATTGAGTACGTCAAAGAGACATCCCTAGATTTCTGTAAAAAGCAGAAGTTGAAGGAAGCCATACTAAAGTCTGTCAACCTTTTGCAGAATTCATCGTATGACGAAATTAAGAGTCTAATAGACGACGCTTTAAAATTAGGCGTCGACGCTGATCACGGACATGACTACAAAAAAGATTTTGAGTCTAGATATGAAATTACAGCAAGGAATCCAGTCGCGACGGATTGGAAACACATTGACAAAATTTGTAAAAATGGGCTAGGCATAGGGGAGTTAGGTGTCTGCATCGCAGCCACGGGCTCCGGTAAGAGCATGGCTCTAGTCCACCTAGGAACCGCGGCGCTCCGCGCCGGTAAAAATGTAGTACACTACACTCTAGAGCTTTCAGAAAAAGTTATTGGATTGAGGTATGATAGCTGCCTAAGCAGCGTCCCCTTAAACGATCTCCACGATATGAAGGATATGGTAGAGGAGTCATGTTTAGATGTACCAGGAGAACTTTTTATTAAGGAATATCCAACTAAGACCGCGAGTCCAAAAAATATTGCTAAGTCTTTAGAAAAATTAAACAAACTGGATCATAAGGTTGATTTAATAATAGTTGACTACGCAGATTTACTTAGACCATCTTCGGCTTTTAAAGAAAAAAGAAATGAACTAGAGTCTATTTATGAAGAGTTAAGGGCCCTAGCACAACAGCATGGTTGCCCCATTTGGACAGCTTCTCAGACGAACAGAAGTGGATTAAACGCAGAGGTGATTACTATGGAATCCATATCAGAGGCTTTCAATAAATGTTTCGTGGCAGATTTTATTTTTTCTATATCCAGAACAATTGAAGACAAGAACACGAATACAGGAAGAATGTTCATTGCAAAAAATAGGAATGGTCCGGATGGAATGGTATTCCCCATTTTTATGGATACATCGAATGTTACTATTAAGGTGCTCGAACAGTCAACTGAATCACCAAGAGAAATAGAAGAAAACGCCGCCAAAAGACAGCACACAACTTTGAAAGAAAAATATAAGAAATTTAGGACTTAAGGAGAAGATAGCATGAATAAAGATACTGATGTTGAAAAAGAAACGCTAGAGTATTTTGGTGGAGATGAGCTAGCTACCAACGTCTGGATGACAAAATATTGCCTTAAGGATAATTCCGGCACTATGCTGGAAAAAACTCCAGATGACATGCACAGAAGACTTGCGTCCGAATTCGCGAGAGTTGAACAAAAGTTCAACGGCCCGGGCATGTTATCCGAGGAACAAATATATCAGTATCTAAAGGACTTTAAGCACATTGTTCCGCAAGGTTCCCCCATGATGGGAATAGGTAATGATCATGTAAATATCTCATTATCTAATTGTGTTGTCGTTGCTCCCCCGAAAGATGATATAACGTCTATAATGAATACTGCAAAGGATCTGGCAAACCTTTTCAAGAGGCGCTGTGGCGTCGGCGTAGATATCTCTCAACTGAGACCAGACGGCATGCCTGTAAATAATTCTGCCGGAACTACCTCCGGAGCGTGGAGTTTCTCTGACCTGTATTCATATGTCTGTCGCATGATAGGTCAGAATGGCAGACGAGGAGCACTAATGATTTCCATGGACGTCCGTCATCCTGATGTGGAACAGTTTATTACGATGAAGCACGATCTAACAAAAGTTACAGGCGCCAATGTATCTGTAAAGATAACTGATGAGTTCATGGCGGCTGTTGAATCAGAAGAGGACTTTGAATTAAGATTTCCAGTAGACTCTGAGGAACCTAAATTTAAGAAAACAATCAAGGCTAAGGAGCTGTGGGATCTTATGGTGACTTCCGCAACGAATACAGCGGAGCCGGGACTACTAATGTGGGATAATATTTGTGATTACCTTCCTGCGAACGAATACGAAAACTTTAAGACTGAATGCGTAAACCCGTGCGCGGAGTTGCCGCTGTCTTCATACGATAGTTGCAGGCTAATATCTGTTAATCTAAAAAACTTTGTTAAAAATCCCTTTGCAGACAACGCAAAATTTGATTTTAAAAAGTTTAAAGAAGTGACGACGGCAGCGATGCGTTTGTCTGATGATCTAGTTGAGCTAGAGCTAGAGAAGCTAGAAAATATTAGGACCGTCGCAGACCAGCAAGAAGAAAAAGAACTTTGGGAGAAGTTGTATGAAACCTGTCTTCGTGGAAGGAGAACCGGATTAGGCACGCATGGTTTGGCTGATGTTATAGCATGCTTGGGATTGGCTTATGATTCCGAAGAGGCTATTAAGATTATAGATAAGATTTATGAAACTTTAAAGATATCTTCTTATGAAGAGAGTGTCAATTTGGCCAAAGAGCGAGGCTCTTTCCCGGATTTTGATTGGAATATAGAGAAAGATAACTTGTTCATTAAAAGCCTTCCAAAAGAACTGCAGGATAGAATTTCAAAGTTCGGAAGAAGAAATATATCTATATTAACTAACGCTCCCACTGGCTCAGTATCTATTCTTAGCAGAACTAGCTCCGGCTTAGAGCCAGTGTTCAGGAATTCTTATATCAGGAGAAGAAAGTTAGATTTCAACGAGTCTGATGTCGAGCCAGACTTTATAGACGACCTGGGAGACCGGTGGAAAGAATTTGCAGTTTATCACCACAACGTAAAAGAATACTTAGAAAAGTTTGAGACAGAAGAGTTACCAAGCTTTTTTGTTGAGAGTGATAGCATTGACTGGTCTCGTAGAATAGATATTCAAGCTACTATTCAGCGGCATATCGACCATTCCATTTCGTCTACCATTAACTTGCCGAAGGGGACTAAACCGTCTGTTGTTGGCGACCTATACTTCAAGGGATGGCAGAAAGGTCTGAAGGGCATAACAGTTTATGTAGATGGCTCCAGAACTGGTGTACTGTTATCGGAGAACGAGGCAAAAGATGACTTCCCTCAGAACAACGCTCCAAAGCGCCCGATCGAGTTGGATTGCGAAATACACCGGCCCACAATCAAGGGAGAGGAATGGACTATTCTAGTAGGCCTTTTGGAAGGTATGCCGTATGAAATTATTGGTGGGTTATCTACTTTTATTGAGATACCAAAAAAGTATGAAAATGGAATAATAGTAAAGCACCCAAGAAAGAGCACAAACAGTGTATACGACTTGAAATTTGGAGACAACGGTGATG